GTCGATACAAGCGTACCAAGAATAGTGCCTGTTACTACCGTTGAGCTGGTAAACGCTGTGATGAGAATATGTACGTCTTTCCAACGCAAATATGTACCTACATGTCCTGCAACAAAGTTAGCAGCAGAGGCTGTAACCGTTACTGATCCAGTTACCGCACTGCATTTAAGTGTTACAGTGTCATTCGCAAACTTGTAGTAAGGCTGATACACCTTTGTTGAGTTTACATTTGATGCAAACTGAAAGTTGGTAACTGTGAATGTTGAAGGGCCAGTCCTCAAGATAACTTGAGGCGCCCAATCAGTGCAGGCAACAACCATTGTATCCGCGCTTTGGCTGTAGGTCAGCTTAAATAAAGTAGCCGTAGTCCAATTGCAACCGCTGGTGACGCTAGATAGCAAGACGCCGCTGGTGTTAAAGACATCAAGGCGACCATTGGAAAGGCCAAGTAAGTACTGCTCGTCACTGGCAAACTCAAAAGGAATAAGGCGAGTGTTACCAACCAAGGTAGCTGTGTAATATGTGCCAGGTCTACGCCCTGCACCACCAGAGTTGTACAAGATTGCGTTACGCAATCTACGCGCACCATTTCTAAATGCACCTGTATCAACACGAAAATGCATCAAGGGATCAAGTTCACCTGATGAAAAGTTAGTTTGAAGTTGGCGCATTCTTGCCATTAGTAACCTGACGAATTAGGATTACGCGCAGACGAATTGCGGAAACGTTTGTTAATCAAACGGCTGGTATCAATCTTCGGTGCAGTGCGACCTTGCGCATCGCGGTTCCGTGCGCTGCGTCCATGGCGAATAGCTATTCTGTCTAGATAATCAGCAGTATCAACCTGTGCTGCAATCGAATGCGCCAGTTGAGATGCCATCCGATAGACAATCATCTGCACAAAGTAGGGTGGCCAGAACTGTTCGTTGACGCGGAACGTACCTTCTAAGATTACAACATCAGTTGCGCTGGCATTGCAGAAGATATTATCTTCATAGCGGTCAAAGTCAATAGGTATGTCGTTTACAAAGACAGTTGTAACCGCCAAACACTCGGGCGGAAGCTGATACGCTGCATCCCATTTAGCAGAAGGAACGTCAAATAAACGTGATAGCTGCACCTGATTAGATGCAAAGCGCCAGCGATATTGCGAGAGTTCATCACGCACAGTATTTTCAAACAGATTAGAACAAGCAATGGATTCAGTTGTGCCATCATCAAAAGATGTGAGCGGCTGCGCACCAATTACGACAAGTGCTTGCTGGCAAATCTGCAAACTTGATACGTGCACAGAACTATCCTTTCAAATAAAAAGGGCCGATTGCAGGAGAGATTGCAACCGACCCTCCTTTTAGTAGGGACACTGAAACGATCCGTGTCCTCCCAAAAGTTACGTACCGTTGACAGTAGTAACAGTAGTAGCGCCCGTTGCACTGGTAACAGCAAGCGCATCAACGGCAATCGTGCCGCCTGTGCTTGTTACTGCCAAGATAACATCGGTTTGCTTTAGCGTGTCCGTGACTGCATTGAAGTAGCCAGATGCTATGACGGTAGCGATTGCGTCAGCACTGGTATAAATAAATAGACCAGGCTGCGCACCACCGATTTTGTATAGAGTAGAAGCTGAAAGAGCCATTTTTTATTCCTTTATACTTCAGTGCAACGTGCGTTGTATACGCCACTGCCATCGATTAAAACAGCGCCCATGCTCATCATCGAGGTTGCAAGATGCGCGACCTTTTCTGGAACATAGTTCAGTTCGGTTGATACGTCCTGACCGATTGCGTGACCAACTGCCGACTTGTGGTAGGCAAAGTTCGAGCGAACGGTAGAAGCAACTGGCAAGCCAGAGTGCGTATAGAACATAAAGCCCAACCAACGACGTGCAACCATGCCGCCCTTATATGGCAAATCATCCGAGCCAATAAAGTCAGCATCCGAGAATGCACTGATTCCAAGCAAGTTGATCCATGCCTGCGGCGACACTGCGAAGTAACGCTCACCGTCATCTGGAACATCGGTTTCACCGAATGTTTCGAAGACTTCGTTGACCTTGGCAACAGTCATAACGCCAGTTGCAGTTGTCTGCAAAGCTGTCGCATTCATTGCGTCAGTCAAGAGAGTGTCGGTCTTGCGGCCAAGTGCATATGCGCTTGAGTTAGCAACGACCATACGCTCGTCGTGATTGATCTTCAGTTCGTCGAGCTTGTCGATGTAGTCTGCTGCATACCAATCTTGCAACGTGCACTCGACTGGTGCGTGATCGATGGTCATGACAGGCACGTTACCGTGACGCGACTTCTGACCAGCTTCACCCTTGCCGACCTTTTGGAAAGTCGTAGATGAACCCTTTACGCCTGCTTTAGTACGAATAGTATTACGAATTTTTGATCCCATGCGCTGATAAGCTACATGCACTTCGCTTTCGAATTGCTTTACAAAAGCGTCATTAATATCAATTGCCATGATAAATTCCTGATAAGGTTTGGATAACAAGTCGGTTATCCGCGCCTGACCGAGTTCGGTTCTCCCGTTAGGGGCCGTCCGTCATTTACGGGCCTGTTTGCTAAATCGCTTAAGCTTTACATTCAAACAATGGACTAAGTTTGTTTTGTTAAAAGAATACCTGTTTGTTTGTACCCAAGTCGTTCCAAGAATTTTACAGTCTGATCTTTATTCGTGCCAGTAGTAACGCCAAGACGTATGACTTCAGCCTTTGCATTAGCCCAACCTTCCATTTGACGAACCAAACGAAGTGCAGCTGTTGTTCCTCGCCATGCAGGAGTTACATATAAACCAAGATCATCTACACTTCGTGCATTAGAAAAGATCATCGGCACACAACCAACAGCAATAAAGCCGATTGCTTTGCCATCTTCGTTCCATGCTACCAAACAAAGCCAGTTAGCATCGGTAAGACACAAGTTTACCCATGCCATCAGCCTATCCCTGTTAAAAGGATAAGGCCGATAGACAGGGCTTTCGTCTTGCATCGCCTCTGCCAGCGCAAGAAGATCGGATTCTTCTCCAGCTTGCAACGGTTTTATAGCAATCATTTCTTGCCAGCGTTCTTCTTGAACCAGTTCTCGACGCGTTGCACGACTTGCGGATTGCGTCTGCTGCTGTCGTAATATTCTTTACTCTGCATTAGCTTCTGAATTTCTTCATAACTTTCGTCTTGGCTAGCAGCTTCACCTACACCAAGGTCAACTCCGCCTTCAGACAATGCACCCATGATACGCTCGAGTGCATAAACACCATCGGCATCGGTTGCGATACGCTGCACAGCAAGGAGTTCGCCTTCTTTAAACGTCCTCTCTGCCCACAAACGAACAGCAGTAGTCCGATCACTGGCGTTCTCACCCAGCTTTTGCAGTTCAGCAGCTTGCTTCGCCTGCATTCCCTCGATCTCTGCTTGCGCATACTCGTTAATGACACGCTCAAACGTCTCTTGAGGTAGTGCAGCTTCATGTGCAGCTTGCCGCCACAATGAAATGATAGGCGATGAAGACATCTGCTCCATGTCCAGCACTTCATTTGTAGGCAGAACATAGGCATCAGGGGTTTCAGGACGCGCTGCCAAGCGTTCAGCATCCCACTGTTCTTTTAATCCGTCAACATTGCCACGCGCCTTTTCCATTTCAGCGTATGACTTTGCTAATCCCTCGATACGCACTTCGTTTGTTTCGGCATTCCAGAACTTTTCAGGAATAAAATCAGGGCGAGACGCTACTTCCTGCGGCGCTCCATCATTTACATCGAGCGTTTCAGAAGTATCAATTTCTGTTTCGCCGTTCTCAATCAGACTTTCCGACATTTTGTTTTCCTCTCTCCGTACCCGCACGGATACGTGTTTCAATTATGCCCACAAGATAGCGAGCGCCCTCACGGTGGCGCAGCTGCGCGTCCGTAATCTCTGGCCCACCCACCATTTCAATGGTGATCGAGCGCAAATACTTTAAAAACTCACGGCCAGAAGCAGTGCTGAACGTAGCTGCTGCGAATGAATCGATTTCATCAGACCTCGTAGCACTTAAAATCAAGCCATCGGGCCCAACTTTAGACGACGGGCGCTCCTTGTTGTGGTTGACCACTGCTCTCTCCACTTAACTGCGAAATAGCAGAGGCTACTTCCGCACGTTGTTGCTTGTTACGAATCAATTTCACTGGCACACCAAAGCGTTCACGCAAATAGCTGGCAGTTTCTTCCTGCTCGATCATCATCTGTGCCAGTTGGGGGCCAAACTGCTGGTTCAACATCGACAAGAAGTTGTTGACCGCGTTAATATCCTCGACAGCCTGTGCCTGAGACAGAGGGCTAGTCGATATAATCTTAATCTGGCGACCATTGATGACAGGAAGATCGATGCGTCCCTGCTTTTGCAGGATGTATGCCACGCGCACGATGATGCGGTTGACAAATTCCACTTGTAAGCGGCCAAAGGCGCTACCAATCTGGCGTGACAGGTCGGCCATACGCTGCGCAACCTCAGTTGCACTCATTGGTGTACGATCAGGTGATCCAAGCGTCTCGTTATATAAAGCTTTCCTTATATCACTACGCAATTCTTGCAGTGT